GCTTTGAGAAGATCTTGAAAATAAACATCTAAGTCCTTACCATCTTTTAATTTTTGTAAATTATCTTCCATATGTTGACGAAACTCGGGTGTCATTTGTAATTTATCTTCTTCATCTCTATAAATATACCTCTTCTTCCCAGCACCTGTTTCCTGATTATATGGATAACCTGAGGATGTATCTAAAATAATAGATGGCCATTTTCGATCAGGATTACCTTGAACTGATTCATCCAAAGTGAGAACAGATGGTGGAACCTCTGGTTGACCATACTTGTTAAGAAAATAAGAATAAAACTTCTCTGGAACCTCAACTTTCTTTACTGGTTCTTGATTAACTTTCTTCAGAGCAAGATCTAATGGATCTTTCATCTCTCCTTGATCATTCATAAAAGGTGTCATCATAGATGGAATGCGAGTAGGTGGTCCAGCCCAACCAAACATTGGTCCTGGTTGCAAAGGATTCTTTGTTGGAGGAAACGCTGCTTTACAAGACTCAACTTCATAAGCAACTTTCTTTGGAAAATCAACTCTAACATTGTTCTCAACCTTAAAAACTGTCTCAAAATCCTGCATAAACGCAACATAACTTTCCATCGTAACAGGCAGAGAAACACCAAATACTTCGCCAGTAAAGTTGTTAGTCTGCTTTCCAACATGCATTCCAACAACACGTGGTGTGCCTTGAGGTCCCTCTGCAACAATAAGACCACCTGAGTATCCAGACTGTGTTTCCTCAAAATATGAGATACATCGAGTGGTAATGAATTGGTATCCAGAAAAATCATACTTAACAGTTCCAGTATATGGTCCCATATTGAGATTAATTATATGTGGTTGCAGATCCTTCTTCAAAATTAATAATTTCAAGGCCTGACCTGGGGCCAATTGCTGCCAATCATCAAATGGAATAGTATGTTTTGAGAATTGTTTTGGACAATTGTTAGGGTTGGGTAATCTAAACATCATGAAATCCTGGTTTTCAGCCATAGCAAAATTTGCAGTGATTGGAATTTCTTGACTTCCACCTTCCCATGACACGCGAATATTTACTGGATCATTATTTTGAATATGACGAATAATACTATGAGCAGGTATTTGAATATAACCATTTCCAAAGTGCGAGCCAACTGAATCTGCCCATTCATTACCAAAATGATCAACAATGTCAATTCGAACAAGAGCCTTAGCTAACTTACAACAGGCTTTATAATAATTGTTCTCATTGCTCTGTGTTTTCATGACAAATGGTCTAGGTTTAACATTAACATTTGTGCTATCCAAAACTCCGAATCTCATTCTATTGAATCGTCGTTCGGATGATCTACTTGGTGATTCTGTCTCAAAACCAGGTTCAGTCATCATCTGATATAATTTATAAATACCATACCCAATGCCTAGAGTGGCTGCAAAACCTGTTAAAGCATAGAATAACTGTTTCTGTTCTGGAGAGCCAAACTCTGATAATTTGGAGGCATACATATCAAT